AGTATTCGGGGTGCGATACAGCGACACCCTTCTTCGCAAACCGCTCGAACATCGCGCGGTTCATCGACTTCACTTCGAGCGTGTGGGTCGGCGCGTCCTTCTCCGGGTCGCGCTGCTTCCACACCATGCCGTCGAGGTTGGCCGCGAGATGGCCTCCGAGCATCTCGAAGTGGTACTGCTTGCCGGTGGCGGGGTCGATCTCCCGGAGCTTCACGCCAGCGCGCCGCAGCCTCTCGACGACGAAGGGCTCGATGCGGTGCCCCTCGTCGAAGATGCGCAGGAGCTGCGCGCTCGGCGCGTCGTTGTAGAAACCGCGCAGCGACAGCGCAAGGTACGCCTCGCACGGGTTGCCCACGGACGACGCGCCGATGTACGCGCGGGGCGGCTCTCTCTTCGCCGCCTCGTCCTCCAGCGTTACGGCGTCGATTCGGCGGAGGAGAAGCTCGACTGCCCTGCGGTCGGCGGCTCCAGTGTCTTCCACGCCTTGATCGCCGCCTTGCTGATGCGGATGGTTCGCCGCGACAGTGCCGTCTCCTGCGGCATCTTGCCCTGCGCCCGCAGCTTGCGGTAGGTCGAGTAACTGATGTCCAGCTCCGCGAGGAACTCGCTGATGCTGAGCCAGTCGCGCTCCTCCTTGGGAGCCGTCGGCGGTTTTCGCCGAGACGGTTTGATTGAGGAAGTCATCAATGTCCTTGTGTGTGATGGGTGCGCCAGCCTCCTGCGCGGCGATGGACTCCCGCAGGAGGTCTTCGATGGTGTGACGCTGGCTCACGGAGTTGGCTCAGAAGGGGATGTCCGAATCGTCGTCGCCGCCGATGGACCCGGCCTGCTGGTCCTCGTAGCCCTTGACCGTCTTCGGGTCGCAGAAGCCGCCGACTTGGCTGCGCGGCTCGCCTTGGTAGCTGTCAGCCTTGACGACGACGCCGACACGCAGGCCGTTCAGGCTGTTCGGTGTGTCGTCCTCGAACGGGTTGTTCGGGTTCGGGTGGCCGCCGTGTTCGCACAATCCCTTGAGCTGCTCCCAACCGATGCGCTGCGCCTCGGCGCTCTTGTTGACGATGTTGAGGCGGGCGGTGATGACGCCCTTGCCGGAGGCATCGACGCACAGGACGGAAATGAAGCGACCTGTCTTGTCCTTGGTCTGCTCGACCTTGGCGTTCTTGGTGTCGCAGACGTAGCGACCGGGCATCAGGACGGAGGTGCCGGAGGCGGCCTGCACGCCGGACAGGTTGAGGGAGCTGAGGCTGAAACCAGAGGTGTTGTCGTCGAACATAGTGGTAGTTGCGTGGTGGTTGGAATGGGTCGGCCGCGATAGCCCGCGCGGCCAGCGGGGGTCAGGTCACAAGGGGCGCCAGACGGACTTCGGGTTGGCGTGGCAGTTGCGTGACTTCATCGGCGCGAAGCCGACGCGCTCGATGAGCTTGTCGCGCATGGCGCGCTGGACGACGCCGCCCCACGCACGACCGTCAGGAGGCGTCGGGCATCCGTTCTTCTCCGCGAACTCGCGCACGTCCTCCGCCATGAACGTGTGACGGAAGAGCCGCTTGAAGTTGATGAAGGTGCGGAGTTGCGCGTATGCCTCGTCGCGCCATGCGGTCGGAGGTGTGGAGGCCACGCGGTCGGCGTGCGCCATCGCGCGCTCGGCGCCCCGCTCGGCGAGTTGATGTCCGTTCACTGCTGCGTCTCCTGATGGTTGCGATTGCGGCTGCGGCGCTCGCGTTTGAAGCGGCGCTCCTCGGCCACGCGCTGCATGCGCGCGGCGGCGATTTGCTTGTGCGCCTCGTCGTGCCGCTCCTTGGCACCGGGCACGGTTTCGAGTTCCTTGACGTACATCAGGACTCCTTCACGAAGTTGGGGTGGAGCTGGCCGCGCTCGATCTGCCGGAGGCGGCGAGCGACTTCGCGCTTGCCCTGGTGCGGCATGTACTTGCTGCGCGGCGCGTAGTCGCCGAAGGGCATGTCGTCCGCTGGCGTCGGCATCCCGCCGAAGCGCGGGCGAACACGGCCCGCATGGATCGGCGCGAAGCGGCCGAGCGTGCCGGCGAGGATCGCCGACAGCGTGGCGATGAGGGTGAGGCGCTTCATGCCTTCGCCGCCTTCTCCGCCGCCTCGATCTTGTCGAGGATGTCAATGACGGAGCCGGTTTCCTCGACCACGGCGCAGGCGTGGTTCTCGTCGCGCGTCTTGCCCTGCCAGCCGCCGTACTTGCCGGTGACGATGTACCGCTTCGTCTCCGAGGGCACGTCCTTCGTGGCCTTCGTGGTTCGCATCACGCCGCCGAGGACGTGATCGAAGATGCCCGGAATCTGCATGGCGACCTGATTGCCCTGCACCATCGGCCAGTATTCGATCTCGCCCGTCTCCTCGATCTCCTTCGCCTTCGCGAGCGCGGAGACGATGACTTGGTACGGGAGGTCGCGGATGAACTTGCAGGCGCCGAGCATTCGCGCGCCGTAGTCGCGAAACAGGTCGAAGCCGTTGACCTTTTTGCCGGCGTCGATGGCCTCGCGCTCCGCCTTCGCGGTCGCCCACTGCATCACCATGTCCGACAGCTCAGTGAGCGAGTCGAGCATCACCCACTGGTAGCCCTGCGCCTTGAACTCGGGCGACTGCATGGCGCGGCAGATGCCGATGAACGACCACGGGCCGCTCTCCGGGGAGTTAGGGCCGTCGAAGCTGGAGAAGGGCAGGTAGTCGATGCCCGCGCTGCGGACGCTCGACAGGCCAGCCTCGCCGGAGAGGATGAAGCCCTTGCCGTACTTCTTCGCGAAGTGCTTGGCCTGCGTGGTCTTGCCCCATCCGTGTACGGAGTAGAGCAGCGACTTGAAGTACGTGGTGGTCGCGTCGCTCGTGTTGAGTGGCTTGAATGACATGGTGCTTGGTTGCTCTCGGTGTGTTGTTCACTTGGCGACAGCGAGGTCGATGCGCGGCGTGCCGGTCTTGAAGTCGCGGGCTCCGGCGAGCTGCTCGCGCTCCTCCGTGGGCAGGCGCTTGAAGTCCGTCTCCGTGATGTAGAAGTTGCGCTTGACGTAGGGCGGGACGGAGGCGCCGTAGTGGGCCGCCAACTCGTCGGCGTTCCACACAACCTTGTCGGGGATGTCCACCGACAGCACCCACTTGCCGGCCTTCATCTCGTACTCCCCCGCATCCGAGGGGAACATCGCGAGGAGGGCGGCGCGGATGGGCTTCATTTCATCCTTCGCCTGCTGGAGCTTCGCCTCGGCGAGGGCGTAGTCCTGCATCAACTTGTCGGCTGCGGCCGGGGCTTCGACTGCTGTTGGTGTGCTGGTGCTCATCTTTCCTTCCAGTGCGGTTGCGTGATTTCGTTGCGTCCGTCGTTGCGAACGACACAACTGTATGACACAATCCGCCGCAACGCAACCCCTTCTGTTCAAAGGGAGCGTTTCAACGCACTGAAAGGAACCTGATGACGGACGAGAAAGCAGTCGCCGAGTACATGGCGACAGTGAGGGCGGCGGCCGACCGCTATCTGGAGTTCGGGTGGTCGATCATTCCGCTCCTGCCCGACACGAAAGTCCCGGCTATCACTTGGACGGAGTTGCAGACGAGACAACCGACAGAGGCGGAAGTGGCCTCGTGGTTCGAGGAGGGCGTGCCCAACGGTAGCGGCGGGCTCACCACGTTCTTCGGGCTTGGCGTCATCACCGGAGAGATAAGCAAGCTGGTGGTGTTGGACTGCGACAACACCGACGCACTGGCCTACGCACTCGGCGAGGCCGCGCTGTGGTCGCCGCTCGGCACGAAGACGACGCGAGGGCAGCACCTCTACTTTCGACACCCCGGAGGCAGGGTCGCGAACAAGGCCGGAGGCATCGGCCTCGACTGGCCCGACGTACCTGGCCTCGATCTGCGCGGCGATGGCGGCTATGTCGTTGTGCCGCCCACCATCAAGTTCGACAGCGAGGGCAAGTTCCTCCATCGGTACGCCCATACGGTGCCGGAGGCGGAACTACTCGACGCGCTGTTCTCGCTGCCCGCATGGCCCGGCCTGCGCATGCGCCAGACGATTTCGCTGCCTCCGGTCGGAGCGGACGGCGAGTTCTCATTGGCCGCGCTGCGCCTCGACGGCGTGCGGACCTACGGCGCCTCGGTGTGGGACGACACCGTGAAGCGCATCGAAGTGCTCGGCCGCAAGATGCGTGACGGCGACGGCCGGAACGCATGGATGACGCGCTACCTCGGCGAGTGCATCGCGACCGGCATGGCGGAGGAGCAGGCCGCAGTC